TCTTTAATTTTATGAAAGGAGAATATATATGATACAAGCATTACAAATAACACCTGAAGTATTAACTTCAAACATAGATAATATAAACTTTGATACAGTAGATCTAAGAAGCAGAAGTGCTAATTGTTGTGGATGGCTACAATATATGAATGGTGGAAGTGAGTTCACAATTATAGGTGGCGGAACATTTAGAGTATCATTCAATGCAAATGTAACAAGTGCAGTAGCAGGGCAAATAGCATTAGCATTAAAAACAGGAACAGGAACTGATGTAGAAGGAACTGAAATGAATGCCGTAATAGGAACTGCAGGAGAATACACAAACATATCATTTGATAAGTTAATAAAAGTATGCCCAAGAGTAAATACAACAATAGCGGTAGGATCCATACCTGCAGTAGGTGGAGTAACACCTATAGTAGAAAGTGAAGTACCAACAATTAAAGATGCAAATCTAGTAATTGAAAAGATAGCATAATGAATGGTGAAGCAATAAACAAGCTAGCATTAATATTACAAACATTAAGTCTACAAATATTATTCCAAGACTACAATAACAGTGATTTAATGCAGGAACTACAAAAACAAGATAGTGAATATCTTGAAAAGATAATTAAACAAAACGAAGAGATAATCCAACTATTAAAGGAAGGAAGTGATAATAATGGAACATGATGTAATCAAGAAAACGGAAGATGCTATTAAAAAGATAGTAGATGAAGGACTAACAACAAATAATCTAGATACATTATATAAGTTATCCAAGATAAAACATATGGCGAAGGAGGATGAGAATATGAATAACTATGGAAACTATGGTGCAGGAAGTTATGGTAGAGAAAGATATGGAGAATACGGAAACTACGGAAACTATGGCAGAAGAGGATATGATACTAAATACCGTGGAGAAGATAGTATAGGTAGAATGCACGAAGAATACGGAAGATATATGGAAAGCCGTAGATATGGAGCAGGAGAAGATACAGATAAATCATTCCATTATATGGTAAAAGCATTGGAAGATTTTATAAGAGTATTACAAGAAGAAGCAGAAAACGAACAACAAAAGCAACAATTAAGAGAAACATTACAAAGAAGCATGATGTAATATGTATAAATACTACAATGCTAATGCATTAAACAAAATAGAAGATGACTGTGTAATAAGAGCAATATCATGTGCTACAAACAAGTCATGGGATTATGTATATGACTATTTAAGTGACATAGCACAGTATGAGGGAACACTAATGGATAAGAAAGAATTCGTAATTAGATATCTTGATAAGAAGTATAAAAGAATCAATAACATAAAAGGTACAGTAGGATACATATCAGGAATGTTCCCAAACAATACATTACTAATAACGATGGATGGCAGTCATATTGTATGCTCCAAGAACGGAACTATATATGACACATTCGACTGCAGAAACAGAGAAGCAGAATACATATGGTTAGTACAATAGATAGGTAAATAATGCCTATCTTTTATTTTTATATTAAAAATGTTATAATAAAGAATGAAAAAACACGAAACAATAGTGGGTGATAAAGTGGAAGAAGAAAAGAAAAGTGTAGGTAGACCTAAAGCGAATATAAGCCAAGAGCAATTCGAGAAGCTATGTGGACTACAATGTACATTAGAAGAGATAGCAAGCTTCTTTGATTGTTGCGATGATACCATAAACAATTGGTGTAAGAAAACATACGGCGATAATTTTTCGGTGGTATATAAAAACAAGTCTGCATCAGGAAAAATATCATTAAGAAGATATCAATTCAAATTAGCAGAAAAGAATCCATCAATGGCGATATGGTTAGGTAAACAATGGCTAGGTCAAAAAGATAGCACAGAAGTGACAGGAGATACTACGGCAAGGGTAACAATAGTAAACTCATTGCCAACAGGAGAGGATAATGAATGAAACAATAGACCTAAAGGACATAATTGCTCCACACTTCTATGGAACATTTAATAGTAAGAAACCACACCAGATATACAAAGGTGGTCGTGGATCCACAAAGACAAGTATGTTATCCCTGAAGATAGATGAATCCAATATAGAGTATTACAACTGTAATGCAATCATAATAAAGAGATATCAGAACACAATAAGAAATAGTGTATTTAAGGAAATAAAAAGAGCATTAAAAAGGCTAGGACTAAAAGAAGAAATAGACTACAAAGCAACAGTAAGTCCATTCCAAATACATATAAATCAAACAGGGAATAACATATACTTTGCAGGTGGAGATGATTACGAAAAGGTAAAGGGTTTCATAGATGAAGATGCACCAATAAAGATGGTATGGTTTGAAGAGTTAACAGAGTTTGATGAACCAGATCAAATAGACCAAATAATAGCGACATTCTCAAGAGGTAATGATGACTGGTTCGTAACCATGTATTCATACAACCCACCAAAGAACAGATTCCATTGGGTAAATCAATGGTCGGAGCAAATGGCACAAAGAGATGATGTACTAATACACCACAGTGACTACAGAACAGTACCAACAAAGTGGTTGGGACAGAAATTCATAGAGGAAGCAGAAAGACTAAAGAAGTATGATGAGAAGCGATATAGATGGATATATCTAGGAGAGGTAATAGGAATAGAAGGATTAATATATAACCCTGATTTATTCATTATAGAGCCAGAAGATTATATAGAAAAGAATAACTTAAGAATCATATATGTAGACTTCTCAATAGACTGTGGACATCAAACGAGTGCAACAAGTTGTGGAGCATATGGGTATGCAACAGATGGTAGATGGTATAGGCTAGATACATACTACTACTCACCACACGAGAAATCATACAAGAAAGCACCTAGTGAATTAGCACAAGATATCTATAACTTCAGGACATACATATGTAAGAAATACAAAACAATAGTAGATACGGAAACAATAGATAGTGCTGAAGGTGCATTAAGAAATCAATACTTTGCAATGTTCGGAATCAAGTTAGATCCAGTAAACAAAGGTAAAGACAAAGAAGAATTGATAGAATACTCACAAGACTTCCTAGATACAGGAAACTATGTAATACTAAATACACCAAATAATTGGATACATATAAAAGAATTAAAGAATTATATGTGGAAGAAAGACAGTGTAGAAAAAGGAAAACCAGAGCCAGATAAGGAAGAAAAAGAATTAGTAGGAGAAACATACTACAATACACACACAAATGATTACTCATACTATTATGCAGAACATAGTTGTGATGACTTTCAATATTGGGTTAAGAATAACCTACAAAAATTAAATCTAGAATATTAAAGGAGGAATAAAAAATGGCATTAACATTATATGAAGATTTAAAACAACAATTACATAAAAACGGAATAGATATAATAAACGAGGACTATTATCAATACATAGATGAATGGAAAAGTTGGTTCCAAGGAAGTGTTAGCGACTTCCACTTTTACAACATAAAGGTAGCAGATGGAACAGAAGTACAATGTGAAAAGAAAACAATGAACATGGCTAAAAAAGGTTCAAATGACATAATGAAACTACTATGGAGCAATAAGTGTGATATCAAATTAGGAAGCGATGAAAAGACTAAAGCACTATGGAAAGTATTAGATAGTAAACAAAACAACTTTACAATCATGTTCCCACAAATGATAGAGATAGCATGTGGTCTAGGAACAACTGCAATGACAGAATACAAAGATAGTCTAGGAAGAACAAGAATCGAATACATAAATGATCCATCAATAATAATTCCATATGCATATGATAACTTCAACATAACAGGATTTATAGTATTTGATAGATGGCAAGAATTAGAAGGAAAGAAAGAAGTTTACTATACACATTTAACATACCATGAATTCAAAGCAGAAAAGAATGACAATGATGAAATGGTACAAATATATAGAAAATACAATGAGTTATACAAATCAAAAGACAAAGACCAATTAGGAAAAGAAATAGACTTTGCAACAAAGTATCCTGAAGTAGAACAATTAGTAATAGAAGAAACAGATACACCACACTTCCAAATAATCAAACCACCATTAGCAAACAACTTGGATATCAACTCACCAATGGGAATAAGTGTATTCGCAAACTCAATAGATAAACTAAAAGCAATAGATAATAAGTATGATAGCTTCGATTTAGAATTCATAGATGGTAAGAGAAGAATATTAGTAGACAAAACTGCATTAAAAGGATCACCACAAGTAAATGAAGATGGAAGCATATCTCAACAATTATACTTTGATAGAAACGATAGAACTTATGTAGCAATGAACGGAATGAAAGACCAACCAGTAAAAGACATAAGTTTCGACTTAAGATATAAAGAGCATATAGAAAGTATCAATTCAGAATTAAATTGGTATTCAGGTGATTTAGGTCTAGGAGAAGATTACTACAAATTCGATGGTGTAGGAAGAGCAACTGCAACAGAGATATTAAGCCAAAACGATGATGCATTCAGAACAAAGCAAACATTCGAAACAGTAATAAGAGATGTAATAATAGACTTGGTAAAAGTAGTATGTCATCTAGAAGGAATAGAAATAAGCGAAGATGAAATAGAAATAACAATGGACTACTCAAGATTTGAAAACCAAACTGCAACTCAACAAAGACTTGAAAGAGAAGTTAATAGTGGAATCACAAGTAAAGTAGAATACAGAATGAAAGTCTATGGAGAAACAGAAGAAATAGCAAGTAAAAAGATTGCAGAAATAAAAAAAGATGATCCAAGCATAAAAGAAATATTAGGTACAGAAAACGAATAAGGAGGTAAATCCTTATGCTAACAGAAGAACAAATTGAAAAGATAATAGAGAGGCTAATAAACAGGATAGAAGAAGCAAATGTAGAATACCTAAAAGCAATAGGCGATTCCATAAAGCAAATAAGAAATATAAGCCCAACGGAAGCACATCAATTAGTGCAAATATTAAAATACGGCGGAAGCTATAAAGATATAAGAAAGAAGCTTGCCAAATACACAAAACTAAACATAAAAGATATAGATGCGATATTTGAAGAGTATGCCAAAGTGGATCTAAACTTCTATGAACAATTCTATAAGTATAGAAATATACCATTCATAGAATACGAATACAAAGAATCATATAAAAGACAAACCGAAGCATTAGCAAATATGGTAAAGAATGAGATGTACAACTTCACCAGAAGCAATGTGCTAGGATATACAATCAATGGTAAATTCATGTCATTAAGAGATACATATAACATGGCATTAGACAATGCATTGCTAAATGTAGGACAAGGAAAAGAAACATTCGATAGTGCTATGAGAAGCATATTAAAGGAAATAGGTGGTAGTGGACTAAAGACAATAGAATATGAGTCAGGAAGGTCAATAAGGCTTGATAGTGCCGTAAGAATGCATTTAAAAGGTAGATTAAGAGAACTACACAATGAGAATCAAAAGATAATAGGTGAAGAATTAGGCACAGATGGAATAGAGATAAGTGTACACGGAAATCCTGCACCAGACCACGAAATGGTACAAGGAAGGCAATTCACAAACGAAGAGTATGAAAAACTAAACAACGGACTAATAGCAAATGACTATAAAGGAAACACATATACATTGGACCATGATGGTAAGAACGGATACA